AACATTTTGTCTATCAATATTTGTTTCAACAATATTATGTTTGGCAATTATTTGCAATAATCTTAAGAAAGACTCTTTGGAATAATTTCTACCATCAGATTTAAGTTTTTTTATTGTTTCTGATAAACTACTATTAATATTTATAATAGGTTTATCAGTGCATAAAGGTAGTATATCAATGTTTATAGGTAACAATGAATTAAAATTACAAAATTTGATAAATGTCATATATATTGTTTCTTCATTGAATTCCGAGTTAATAGATGGATATATATTTTTTGTATTAATAGTGCTGAATAATAAGTGTGCTTCTGAATAATGTAAAACATCTTCCATAATGTTAGTAAGCTTATTTACAATATTATTATATTCGGTTATGCTACTATCTTCATTCTCAAAATATTTAATTGTAGAATAATCCCCTTTTTCGTTACAACATGAATTTTCAAGATATGGTTCGTTATTATTTTTATGCAATAATAGATTTTTCTTTTTTATTATATTGGCGATTTTTTCTTGTAAAGCCAACGAAAATATAATTATTTTAGATTCAATAACTAACAACTTGTTTCTTTGATTTACTGAAGCATTTTTCAAATCATTTAATAAATTTGTTTTGAATTCTGTAGATATATCCAACAAATTTTTTATTTTGAAAGGTAATAAAGGTGGTAAAAATTGTGACCAATTAGTTACATCATGTTCATATGGTATTTCATCATTATCAACATTTATTAAAAGATATTCCACTTTCTCGTTAATTTTCCTTTTTACATCGTTTAAAGATAACAACCCGGTTGTTTTACCATCACCTTCCAATGCGCTTTTTATTTTTATTGCGATATTTTCTTCTTTAGTTTTTTTTAAAACATTCCATGGTTCTATAGATGTGCGTATTTTATAAGCAATACATGCAATATAATTGACACTATCCATATCTCCTGAACCTTCAAACGGATACCCGTTAAAAGAACGCACGCATCCGGGAAACGTTTTTCTACTTTTAACAGACGGCACACTTGTCTGAACGGCAATCAAAAACATTCCTAATGTATTATACAAAACAGTTGTATTATATAAATCATTATATGATGGAATAGTTTTACCTTTGTTAGACATATCAACAATAAGTTTTTTATAAACAGACTCAAGAGGTAATGTTGATTTTGTAGTCTCGGTAACACAATTGAATATGAATTGTTTTTGATTCTCAATATTAATACCCATTGAAACAGATATTGCATTAACAATATTATTAAACATTTTTATTTCCGGTGTCATAGCAACAGAAATAGTATTTAATACGACATCGGCTTCTGCAATTGATCGTGTTGAAATTTTGAAACCATCATTATATCCTTCATCAGTGTCAAATTCTAAAAGTTGAATAGGATATCCTGTGTGCTCGTCACACCACATATCTCCATCATCACTCAATTTACCAATTTCGTCAATAACCGTCTTGATATACTCATTATAAGTATTTGGACTATTCAAATAAGCAGATGCTAATTTATATTTGAATAATGGTAACAATTCAACATTAGTTTTTAAACAATACAACCAATGTTCATTTTCGCCTAATAAAGCTTTTCTTGTAAATGATACAACAAATCTAACAATATCTTTCTGTTTCTTCACAAAATCGGATTGACCTAATATCATATTAATAAGTTTAGTATATGGAGAAACAATTATAGGTTTATTATCTTCATCGTCAATAAGAATACCCAATTTATATTTCTCATCATTATATTTAAGTTTAATGTTATTTTGAATACGAAATAACACATAAATAATTTTCATATAATAATCATATTTTTCTTTAATATTTCTTTCAAAATTGATTTTAGATATACTATATTTATCATCAAATTCATTTATAATATTTTCCATCAAGTTATTTTGAATTTCTAATTCTGTTTTTTGTAAAGATTGACAATTATCATCTTTTGTAATACATTTTTTTTGTAAATCACACAAAATACTTGAATTATCTGTGCTAACATCAATATCATTGATATTTTTGTCCATAACCCAAACATTATTACTACGAACATAATAAATAAAATGTTCTTTTTCAAGATCTGTGCTTTCGTATAATATAGCATATTGACCATCAATGACTTTTTTGATACCATTAATTAATGTATCAATCATATATTCGGCATCTGTATCATTAACATTAAATTTAATTTTAATTTTATTAATTAAGAAAATTGTAAAATCATTTGTTGACATATTAATCATTTCCTTTTCATAATCATCAATATATCCATAATTAGTTTTATCATATTTTTTATCAAAATATATATCTTTATTATTATCAATCATTAATTGATCTTTTGAAGTATAAATTTTGGAAATAACAACATTATTACAATCCTTTGAGATGTTATTTTTAATGTTTTCACCAATATTTTTATTTTCAATATCTAAAATATCTTCCAAATCATTTGATAACATAAGAGGTAAATTAACGAGAGATAAAGCATTATTATATAGTTTTCCGTAATCAGTAACAATTATTTTTCGCAATAACTCTGAATTAGAATATATTAAATCGTTATTTCTTGTATTTTCTGCACTATAAATATTTGGTTGATTTAATGGATAAGTAATATCATAGGCTTGTAAAACTTCTTCTTTTTCTGTTGATTTTTCCAATGTAGAAATTATTGTGAATGCTTGATTTAATAATACTCCAACTTTCCTTGTTCTTTTTAACAATAAAAAATTTTTAGATTTTTCAACATATGATTTATTATATTCGGCAATTTTTTTATCAATAAAATTAGTTATTTCAACATATTGCATATAAGTAAGATTATCACCATATACTAAAAATGGCTCAAGGAATTGTGTTACATCTACAATAGAAACTTTACCTGTAATATATTTTTTCATTAAATTAAAAATTATTTTGGTTTTTGGGACAATTGAATTTATGAAACTCATATAGATTTTATCTTTAGATAATCCCATTGATTCTTCTTTCGAAATATTTAAAACATAATTTTTTATATTATTAACATAATTATTTTCATTTAATTCAATAGTTTGACCTATAGTATTAACAATTATATCATCAACGTTTGTATTTTTTTTAAGTAATTCCCAATAATTCAAAAATATTGTATTAAGATTAGATCTATCTAATATTGATGTTCCGGGTAAACTAATACGAGAGAAACGAATTGTTGGTTCAGGCAATGTTACAAATGATTTTATAGAAATAGTATCTGGTTCAGTTAATTTTATTTTTTGTGAAATCATACGACTTCCATTCAAATCTTTTGCTATTAATTTATTCAATCCAAGATTATATTTTTGAATAACAAAGCGCCTTGTTTTCACAGTATTATTTGTAACAATAGAAGAATATAAATCATTCAAATTGTCAACAACTGTATTTAAATTTTCTTCAACGTGTCTCTCGTAGATAATATCATTTATATTTTCCTCATTCAAATTTTCAAATGGTGTAAAATAAGGGTTTAAATCTTTATAGAGAGAAGAATATTTGTTATCTTCTTTAGTAATCTTATAAGATTTGAATATATTACTAATTTGTTTGATGTCTTCTTCAAAATTAATTAATTTAATATCATTATAATCATCAGTATTATCCAAAACATCATAAACTTTCTTGATATTTTTAACAATTGGTAATATCCAATACAAATTAGTATTCAAATTTTTAAAATAATCTGTTAATGGTTTATAATCTGATTGATTTAAATTCGGGCCTTCAACAGTACCATATTCATTGAAAACAGAAAATTTATTCCTCAATTGTATAAATCTTTCAATCATAATATGAATATTATTCAGTACTTTATCAGTTCTTTTCGAATTCGGAACTGTAGATAACAAATCATCCAATAAATCGTTTGTTTGTACTTCAATACTATATCTTTGTTTACTAACATCAACATCCGCATATCTTACTATAGGTCCAAATTCTTCTTCTCCGAATTGTATTTGATTACCTTTTAAAATAACTTCTCTTACTTGATTATTTATTATCTCCTTTTTTTCTCTCAATGGAAAATTAATTACTGATGCAGGTAATTCTTCTTCTTTGAGAGAACTAATATCTAATTCCTGTGAAGGTTTTTCTCTAATTAATATAGAAGTAATCGGTATGTCTTCCGGAATACCTTTGTAATCAAAATTAATATATATAATATCGTTATCTGGATATGTTTTAATCTCAATCATATCTTGCTCTAAATTTGTAATTTCACCTGTAAGTGAAATTGGAACATTACCGCCAAAAAAAATATCAACCCATTTATTTGGTAATAAATCATTTTGCAATGCATATCCTTTAAGTTCGTTTCTACTTAATAAATAAATTTTAGTAATTGATGTTCCAAATATTGTTCCATCTTCATTAAGTTTTAAAATAGTAATATCTAATGTATCTTCGTTTATCAATACAATTTTGGATGCATCTATATAGTCAATAAAAAAAGTCTGGTTATTCAGTTTCTCATTATTTATATCGATAATTTGTATGATATCCCCCAATTCCAATTCAATTATAGTTATTTTTTCATTATTTTTATTTTCTTTAGGTATTGATGACATTCTCTTCTATATTTGTTATAGAAATTTTTATATTTAAATAGTTATAAATATAAGCTTAGAGACAACAATAATAATAATAATAATAATAATAATATGTTATCAAAATTATACAATTATACTCTTAACAAGACAGATATATCATTCATAAATGAACCAATAAATATAACCACAAATAGTGAAAATAGTGAAAATAATGAAAATAGTGAAAATAATGAAAATAGTGAAAATAATGAAAATAATGAAAATAGTGATAATTTTACAGAATACAACTCTTCAAATATATTAAAAGTAAATACAACTAAATACAAGACAAATAATTATAAAATTATAAACTATGATAAAAAAATGTTAAATAATGACAATATTGCTACATATGGATTATGTAGATCAGTAATTGCAAATGAAGAAAATACAATTGTATGTTATTCTCCTCCAAAATCTTTACCTTATGATGTTTTTATTAATAAATATCCTGAAAAAAAACAACATATTATTGCTCAAGAATTTGTAGAAGGAACAATGATAAATGTGTTTTTTAATAAAATACCCCAAATTTGGGAAATTGCAACTAAAAATACTATTGGTGGATTTTCTTATTTTTATAAATCTGCTAACGCAAAGACATTTAACGAAATGTTTTTTGAATCTGCTTCTAATAATATGTTAAATATAGATTCTTTAGATCAAAACAAGTGTTATAGTTTTGTTCTACAACACCCGAATAATAGGATTGTTGCTCCTTTTAATTATCCTCAATTATATTTGATAGCAATTTACAGTATTGATAATACAAATAATAAAGTATTAATTAAAAATTATAATATTTATGAAACTGAAAATAATCAAGAATTTTCTACAACAACTGTTAAATTGCCTAAAATTTATGAACTAGATAGTGACGAGGCGACCGAGAACACAAGCGAGTCTCACGATGTTGATAGTCTTGTTGATACCGAATGTCACACTGGAGAAAGTCAGACAAGTGGTCAGACAATTGTAGACTTAAATGATTATAATAAATTTATTGATATATATGCGTCTGTAAATACAGAATATGAGGTTTCAGGTTTTGTTCTATATAATGAACATACTTATGAACGAACAAGAATTAGAAACCCTGTTTATGAAGAAGTTAAAAAATTACGCGGTAATCAAGCAAAATTACAGTATCAATATTTGTTATTAAGAAAACAAGGTAAAGTACGTGATTTTTTAAAATTTTATCCAGAACACAAAGAGGAATGTTCGCAATTTAGAAATCAAATACATATTTTTACAAATACGCTTTATAAAAATTATATTTCATGTTATATAAAAAAAGAAAAACCATTAATTGATTTTTCCAAACAATATAGAACACATATGTATCGTCTCCATAACAAATTTTTGTATGAATTCAAAGAATATAAAAAGGTTGTAAATAATAATGTTGTAATTGAATATGTAAATAATTTAACTCCTTCTTTACTAATGCATAGTCTAAATTTATAATTCAGCAAATAAAATACGGATTTTAGTATAAGCTAACACGAAATCCACAAGATAGTTGATTACTTTACAAGCTTTAACGCCTCTTTTTTGATTTTTTTATAAACTTTAATAGACATATCAATACACTTTTTTAAATCTTGTTTAACAATGGATTTATCTATTGCATTATGGTAAGCAATACGAATGATACTTTGACTATCATGTGGATGCATTTTTTTAAATCCACAGAAAGATAAACTCTTATTTCCTTCATAAAATAAAGTATAAAACATATATTCAATAACTTTACCAATTGTATAATCCTCGTTCTCTAAAATAATATCAAAACTATTAGCTAATGTATTTTGTGAATTATTAATCGTCATTTTATCTGTATCAATCATTTCATCTAATCCATTGAGGGTATAAATTAAAATATCACACGCCTTATCAAATAATTCATAATTACTAAAAACACCTATAGTTTGTATATTGAAATCAAAACTATCTTTCTTTGTAATACGCATCCCATCGAGTAATTTCCAATTCTTTGTTTCAAAATCTATATCATTTTCTGTCATACCTGAATCTTTCCATTTTTGTACTTTCTTTGTAAGTTCATTGTCAATTTTTGCTTTATCTATTGTAAAACCATATGAACATGTAGAAACAACATTATACATACCATTATCTTTAGAAGTTCCAATTGAAAATTCACATGTTAAATTAATTTTTTCACCAAGTAATTCGGAAGATATTTTAGGCCTTAATCTAACAAAATCAATAAAATATCCTGTTAGTTCATTTACAGGGAAAATTTCTCTTGTATCTTTTTCATTTAATTTTTTATCTGTTAAAAGATTTTTAATCGTAAAATCTTGTGTTGTTACAAATATTATTGTATCTGAAATATTCTCAACATTTACTTCTAACAAATAATTCTTCAAAGGAATAGTTTCATCTTTTATATGAATAGGAATGCAACTCAGTCTTTGTTTAATAATTTCATTGTTTAGACGTGTTGTATTTTCAATAATATTAGCAGTATTTTCTTCATAAGGCGTGGTCTTAAATACTACAGTAGGAATATCAGACAAAATAGTTCTTCTAATAGAATTTGCTAAACTTACATCTGTACCACTTAGTGTAAAAGTAAGTGTATCAGAATTTAATTTTTCATTTTTTACCGTTATTTCAATATGTGGATTCATTATAATTACTATATATTTAATATTGTAATTTTAAATCATTTTTTTTCATGAGTTAAATAATTGATTGAATTAACTTATTCTATAATAATGAGTTCAATATTATATTATAGTAACTTTTGCGATCATTCAAAGAAATTATTACAAACAATTTCAAAAGCTAATTTAGGAAAGGATTTACATTTTATCAGTATTGACAAACGAATGAAAGAGAACAATAAGACGTATATAATTTTGGAAAATGGGCAAAAAATAATTATGCCTGAAAATGTAAATAGAGTTCCTGCATTACTTTTATTGACTAAAGGATATAACGTGCTTTATGGTGAAAATATATTACAATATCTAAAACCAAAACAAGAAATGATGGTTAAAGAAGCTACATTCCAAAATTTAGAACCTTCAGCATTTTCATTTGATGGTGGATCTGGTTTAATTCAATCAGACCAATATAGTTTTCTTGATATGGATTCTGATTCATTATCGGCAAAAGGTGCTGGTGGTGTAAGACAGATGCATAATTATGTGGATTTAAATTACATGGATCAAATTAATACTCCAACAGATGATACTGAATATAAAAGTGCTAATAAATCCTCGTCTGGATTAACAATAGAAGAATTACAACAACAGAGAGAAAGTGAATTGAAAAAAATTACCAATAATAAACCTCCACAGATATAATATTTATTTTCATAAAGTTTATATATATATATATAAATGATTAAACAAATTGACATAAATCAAAGAGTGTATATTTCTAAAGCTATGACAAGTCAAACCAAAACATTATTTTCACGTATGAATATAACACCTTCTCGTTCCCCTTTATCTTTTCCGTTTATTTCATCACAATTACCAAGACCATACCGTCTCCCGATTTGGAAACGCAGGGGCCCTCTTGGAATAACACATAATGCAGGGTTTTTTTCGTGTTGTTCTGTAAAACTGCATAATATAGTAAAATTTAGTAATTTGCATAATAAAATACCTGACGAAGTTGATAGTTCTGATCAATTTCAACTTTATAAAAAAAAAGTTGATAAAAATAAAGATATAACATATGATTTTTTTGAAAATTATAATATTATACAAAATATAAGAATTGAGTTTCCAATAAATTATGATGAAGCATATCAATTAGTTAATTATTCTAATTTAGACTTCAAACATACTAATCCATTAATTAGTAAATATTTCTCTCCATCGTGTAAAATTAAGGAAATTGTTAATGATTTAGAAAAAAAATATAATATAGATTATGAAAATACTGTTTCTTTATATTATAGAGGAACTGATAAAAAAACAGAAACAAATTTAGCATCTTTTGGCGAATTTTATAATCAACTAATAAAAATTGTAAATATAAATAAAAATATCAAAATATTAATACAGACTGATACACAACAATTTATAGATTATATCAATACTAAGAATTTAAAAAATATTATTATAATTGAAGAAAATAAAAGTTCTTGTTCAGATAAAGGTATTCACAATGAAAATACAACAGATGATAATTATGATCATATTTTAAATTTTTTATCAACAGTTCTAATAATATCAAGGTGTAAATATATTATTTGTAGTTCTGGAAATTGCTCTGTATGGATGATGCTTTATAGAGGACATGGTAAAAATATTATTCAATTTTTAAATAATAAATGGTTTAATTCAATCTGTTAAATACAAATATAATAGGGAGGAGGAGGGGTTTTGCTTTGCGAAGGAACTGTCGGTTATTCAACATCTTTTTCAAGACAGATGACGTTGAAAATAATTTTAACAGGCAAACAACATTGTTTTTTATGGTCAATATTAAAGCGTATAAAAACTACTTAAAGATTCGATCAATAAATTATTAAATGTCTAAACAAAATATTTTAACAGTTTTTAACGATCATTTCATGGAATTTGTTTCAGATATTCAGAATGTTTTTCCTAATGATGTTGATATTTTAACAGCAAAAAATTCAATTCTCTCAATTAGAAAAGCTAATCCCAGAATAATTGTGAAAATATGGAATACGTTAATTGTTAATAAATATAAAGATAATATTGAAGCTGGAGATATCAACTTTTTTATTGACAAAGATTATCACGATGATGTATCTACGAGTAACCATTCTGATAAAATTATGGAATCAATTGACCGCTTACGTAAGCCAATAAAATTAATGAGTTTAGAAGAACAAACAAAAACGATGAAATATATACAAAATTTGACAAAGCTTTCGTTAATGTATGAAAAATTACCATAAAATTTTATTTATTTACAATAATATATATTAAATAAAATTTGATTTAAAAAAATAAATTTATATCAAATATACAATGACAAACGAAACAATCAAAGACAAAATTCCTGAAGAATTTACAAAAATAACAAGAGATTTTGTAAATGACATCATAACAACGTTTCCTGAATATGAAGCTATAATTCATAAATGGTGGAAACCAAAATCGGTATTTGATTATATTGAAAATATTGAAGATAGAGATAAAGCTCACTCTGAATCCGAAATTGTAAGTGCAAAATTCTTTTTTAAATTTTGTCAAAAAAAATATCCAGCAAGGTTTTGTGATATATTGTATCAAAATGAAGAAATATTTAAGGATAACGAAAGCACATCTGCTAAGGAGGTGGTTGATACTGAATTTTTACCTCGTATACATTTCAAAGACTTATGGCAATTGGATATTAGCAAAACAACTCGTGATACTATTTGGAAATATTTACAGTTAATTTTATTTGCTGTAGTTAATTCTCTTGAAAATAAAGAAGCATTTGGGGATTCTGAAAAATTATTTGAATCTGTGAATACAGAAGAATTTAAATCTAAATTAGAAGAAACATTAAATCAAATGCAGAATTTATTTGATGTATCTGGTAATGTGGATTCTAATATCAAAATGGAAAATATACCTAATGCTGATAAATTACATGAACATTTGTCTGGTATATTAGATGGAAAACTTGGAAAATTAGCTAAAGAACTTGCCGAAGAAACAGCTTCAAATTTAAACATGGATATGGATAACGCAACAGATATGAAAGATGTTTTTAATAAATTAATAAAAAACCCAACAAAGCTTATGGGTCTTGTTAAAAATGTTGGTGATAAATTAGATTCACGTATCAAATCAGGTGAAATAAAAGAAAGTGAAATAATCGCTGAAGCAAGTGAGCTTATGAAAAAAATGAAAGATATGCCTGGAATGGATAATATTCAATCGATGTTGAATAAAATGGGAATGGGAGGAATGGATTTGGGAGCTATGGGTATGGGAGGAGGCAAAGTAAATATGGGAGCAATGCAATCACAGATGGATAGAAATATGAAAAATGCACAATTAAAAGAGAGACTTAGAGCTAAAGTTGATGCTAATAAACTTTCAAAAGCACAAGTTTTTAGCACTGGAGATAAAGTTGAAAAAACTTTAAGAGGAACTCAACCACCTTTATCAAATGATGTCACAAATAATCCAGATAATAATATCATATCTAAAGAAAAACATGAAAAACCAAATAAAACATCAAAAAAAGGCAAAAAACAAAAGAGTAAGAAATAAAAAAAAATAATTAATTATTATATATAATGAAAATACCATTCTGGTCAAATGATCCTACAATTTTATTTAACAAAAATCATATTTTTGAAATATGGCCTACAGCTAATATGAAATATGAACAAAAGCTCAATTCAATCACTAGACTTATTATTTTTATGACTATTTTAGGATATATAATAACAATTTCAGCTAGAATATTTTTTATAGGAATTATCACAATTTTTATCATTTTTATATTATTCAAAATGCAACTTTCCACTAAGAATACAACCAAAGATGATGAAGGATTTCAATCTGGATTTTTAGACAAATCTAAAACTATTGACAATGCCGAAACTCTCTCACATGTTTTAAAAACTGAATTTCAAGAAGGAACTAAAAACAATCCATTTAGCAATGTTCTTCTAACTGAAATTATGGATAATCCTGAAAGAAAATCTGCTCCTCCAAGTTTCAATCCAGCTGTTGATCAAGATATTATTAAAAATATAAAAAAAAGTGTTCAGACCATGAATAACGGAATTAAAAATACTAATAAACAGCTTTATGGTGATTTATGGGCAAATTTTGAACTCGACCAATCTAATCGTGCATTTTACTCTACAGCAAACACACGTGTAGCTAATGATCAAGGGGCATTTTCTAAATTCTTGTATGGTGATATGCCGTCATCAAAAGAAAATAATGCTGCTGCTGCAGTTCAAAGAGTCGCCAATTCTTATCGTTATACTTTATATTAAACATTATGTATTGAACGTCAATACCTGGATTTTGTTTATTTACTTTACTTTTAGAAAAACTGAAGAAAAGTATAGCTTTAGAAATATACTTTTGCTATATTTTTTTTAAAAAACGGAAAAATATAATGTATAATATATATAAATGGCTAATGTTTCTGGTTATACATTTGATAATATGTCAAGAATAGGATTAGATTCTTGTTGCACAGACCAAAATACCCTTCAAAATATTGAGTCTGCTAATTATATGACACAAAATTATTTTGCTTCTGATTGTTCAATGAAAGTGCCTCGAGAATTGGCTACATCCCAACCTGGTATATTTTATAATGGCGGATATGGTAGTGGAGCAGGAGGATGTAATATTAATGATAGTTCTAAACTTCAAATTGGTACTATTCAAACACACCCAAGATGCCGTATAGATCTATTTCAACGACCATTTGCAACTGTACCTTTTTTAGGACGTGGTTCAGTTAATCCTGTTATAGAATCACAAATACAACAAGGTGAAACATTAGTTAATAAGCGAAGTATTAATACACTTAGTGAACATAGTTATATTAAATATCATCAAACTCCATTGTTGAAAAGCGTTCATGAAAGAATAACAAATCCGGCAAACAGTGTGGAAAGTGTTGCTTCGGAAGGATGGATTCGTGGGGGTGTTCCTTCACGAGAATTAACACGTGATAAATAGTAATTACTATTTAGATATATATATATATAAAAACGTTTTATATATTTATGAATGTATAACACAAAATATATCTGCACATATAATAATAATGATGTAATTTCAGAAAATGATGATATTGATGAGAATCAAAAACAATTCATTAAAGATGTTGTTTATAGACAAGACCTTTTAAATATTTTTGATATGGTAGATTTCAATGATGATATTATTAATGACTCTATAAATAATTTATATATTCAATTAGAATCTAATGAGAAATTTAATGATTTAATGTTATTATCAGCATCTAAAATATTATCCTGCGACTTAAAAATTGGATTAATGATGTTATTTTCATTTGATTTAATGTTTTTATCTCATAAATGTATTGGTGAATTTATAGATACAGGTGAAATAAATCATGAATACATACAAAAATTACAAAGTATTTTATAATAATAACAAAAGTTTAGGGAATTATTTTAAATATATATATATAGATGGCTTCTACACGTAATAATAATACACCAGGTAATTATTGTTTAAAACAAAGAGAATATAACAACAATCAACAATATACATTATACAAAAATTCTCAATACGGCGAAGCTTATACAACACAATTTGCAGGTAATGGGTTAAATCCTGCACAAATGTCATGGAATCAACTTTCTTATAATGCTCCAGATATTGAATCATTTTTATTCGGTATTAATTCTACTAATTTAGTTAATCCACAACCTACATTTGTTCCAAAATTAAAGCAATTATCTTCTGCTAATATTTATGTTAAACCAATTGTTTATATGCCTGAACCATTGACTATTGAAAAAAAACAAAGACCTTTGCCTCTACCATAAATTAATGTATTATTTATATAATCAAATAATATATTAAGATATAATATAAATTTCATCGATTTATTCAAATTATTTAGTTTCATGAAGATGTAATTCATCAAATTCTGGATGTACACAAGGACCACAAGGACTGTTTATGTTAAGAGAAATGATATAAACGTAGAACCATATAAAAGTGTAACACAGGTTCAAGGAACAGGTCCATATAAGTGGATATAGAAAATAATAAAGTATATAATATATATATATATATGTCTTTTACAAGATTTAATTATGATGAATGTAGAACAAAAAAGAGTTTGCAACAAGCAACAGATCCAGGTAAATGGATATTAAATGTTCCAGGTAATGGTGATAAACCATGCTTTATGGAAGACCCGTATATACGAATGCAAAAATGGGGTGCAAATTTAAGAACTAATACAATAAATTTAGAAAGTGATCTTCAAGGAGTAAATCGTGTAATAAGTAGGGATTGTTTAGGAAAAGACATTTATCAAAAATATAATGTTGTGAATAATGCAATTGAATATCCTTCATGTAAAAAAGTATATACGGAACAATCTCGCGCAACGGATCCTGCATGGATGTTGAGAGATAAAGAACAGGTTGACTGGTATTATCCTCCGTTGAATCCTCAAGAAAATACATGTTTTCCATTTGAATGTAATTTAAGTACAAGAATTTTAGAGAAAGATTATTTTAGTCCGAAAAGAGATTGTTTAGTGAGAAATATGTAAAAATAATAATAATTAATATATATAATATGGAATTAGCCATCCCTTTAATAGCATTAGGAGGAATGTATGTAATATCAAATCAATCATCAAATAAAAGAAAAAACGAAAGAGTAAATATTGTAAGAGAAAATGAGAGTTTTACGAATATGGGTTTGAAAGTTGATTTGCCAAATACTAATATACCTCCTCAAAATTTCCCTGTTTCAAATATAAATCAATTAGTTGATACGGTTCAAGAATACCATAATCCAAATGTAGCAACTGATAAATATTTCGATCAAAATTTGTTTGAGAATAGAGTAAATGAAGGTAAAAAAGTAGGTCAAAATCCTCAAGAAATATACTCATTAACAGGTAATTATTTAGATTCGCAACAATTTAAACATAATAATATGGTTCCTTTTAACGGGGGTAAAGTAAAAGGAAATACATTTAATGTAAATATAGCTGAGTCAGTTTTAGATAATATGATAGGCAGTGGTTCGCAAGTAATAAAAAAAATAGAACAAGCTCCTTTATTTAAACCAGTAGAGGATATGCAATGGGCATATGGAATGCCTAATCAAAGTGATTTTTACCAATCACGTGTAAATCCAGGAATGAGAAACAATAATGTAAAACCATTCGCAACAGAATATGTGGGTCCAGGTTTAGATCAAGGTTATACTACAAAAGGAAGTGGTGGTTTTAATTCAGGAATGGATGCTCGTGATAAGTGGTTGGATAAAACAGTAGATGAATTAAGAGTAGCAACAAACCCTAAATTAGAATATGAATTGATAAACCATGAAGGTCCTGCTGTGTCGAATATTAAAAGCATGGGTATTATTGGTCGTGTAGAAAAACAAAAACCAGACACATTTTTTATAAATAGTCAAGAACGATGGTTGACAACAACAGGGGCAGAAAAAGGTGAAACATTGAGACCGATCCAAGAAATGGGTGTAGTAAAACGTAATGATATTGTTACTGATTATGCGGGTCCTGCTGGTCCTGCGGATAGAAAATCAGGTTATGCTCCAACATCATTCGAAGCTTCAAAACGTCAGGAAACAACGACATGTGATGTTCCTCATTCAAGTGCTGTAGGTAAAGGTCCAAGTGTAGATGTTGAGAATTATCAGAGAAGTCATACGAATTATGCAAACAATAGGTCAACTATAAAACAACCAGATACTTTAAGAAGCGGTTTTAGTGGTGCTATTGGTGCAGTTATAGCTCCATTTATGGATATTTTAAGACCATCCAGAAAAGAAGAAAACATAAATAATGTTCGCATTTACGGAGAAGTAGGTTCATCAGTTCCACAAAGTTATGTAATAAATATGAACGATACTACATCAACAACCGTGAAAGAGACTACCTTATATTCTCCAAAATTTAACATAAACAACCAAAAAGAGGGCATTTATGTGAATAATAATACAGATTTAGAAGCAACTCAACGTGATACTACAAATTGTAGTTATATTGGTTCATCAGGTGGTCATGGAACACAATATGGTGACATGAGTTATGAAAGTGCTTATAAGCAACATAACAATGATATTAAATCTTCAACAATAAATAACAGACCAAATCAAGGTGGAACGCAAGTTTTTAACCAACAAATGAATGTGAATATCGCTCGTCAAGATTCAGATAGGTTTAACTATAGAGTAAATGCTCCTGCATCAGTTGTATCGAAACCTCCATCATTAACTACATACGGAAAAACACATTCTGGACAACAATATAATGAATCACATGGTTGTGAAAGAATAGATGGCGATTTATTACAAGCTTTCAAAAAAAACCCTTATACACATTCATTAACATCTTCAGTGTAAAATTAAACCGACGAAGATTTTAAACGGCAAAGATGTGCCGTATTGAAATATTCAAGGGTATAAAGATGTGTATATATATTTTATTAATTTATTTGTAATAAAATATAAAAAGAATTGTTGAATATTAAATAATGAAATTAGATTTACATAAAAAAATAAGAGATAAATTGGAATACTTTCGTAATATACATAAAATTCCAAATATTATTTTTCATGGTCCAACAGGTTGTGGAAAAAGAACAATTGTGAATGAATTTATAAATAATATATATGATAATGACAAGGATAAAATTAGGTCCTTAGTGATGTATGTAAATTGTGCTCATGGTAAAGGTATTAAATTTATAAGAGATGAATTGAAATTTTTCGCAAAAACGCATATTAATTCAAAAGGCGGTGACATTTTCAAAAGTATAATCTTATTGAATGCGGATAAATTAACAATGGATGCACAATCAGCTTTACGTAGATGTATTGAATTATTTAGTCATAATACAAGATTTTTTATTATTATTGAGGATAAATATAAATTATTAAAACCAATTTTATCACGATTTTGTGAGATATATGTATCAGAACCTATTCATAATGGTGAAGTAATAAATTTATATAAATATAATTTGAATGAAACATTCAAAATGAATAATATAACAAATCATAGACAAGATTTATTAAAAAAAGAATTATTGAAGAACATTTATGAGAATATAAACTTATTAACTTTAATGAATTTTTCAACAAAATTATATGAGAAAGGATATAGTGGTATAGATATAATATCTTTGCTTGAAAAACCCTCGTTTTTAGAAGATAAAATAACAACTACCAAAAGATATGAATTATTAATAGCTTTTAATAAAGTAAGGAATGAGTTTAGAAATGAAAAATTGTGTATATTGTTCATTATGAATTTTATTTTTTTAAAAAATGATATATCTTTAGAAAATATTAGTTTTATGTAATTAGTTATAATTATGTATTTAGTTAGAATTATGTAATTAGTTATAATTATGTATTTAGTTAGAATTATGTAATTAGTTAGAATTAATTTATTAAAAAATATATATAAAATAATTATGGATGATTTTAATGTTAGTTCGCTTTACGAAAGTAGATCGGAATGGGCTTCACGGTTAGTAACTATTTTAACGCCTTTAATAGTAGACGGTTATAAATCTATTTTAGAAGAAGCAGTAAAGTTATGTAAAGAAAATAATGAAACTGAAAAATATCTAATGACATTCCAAAATTTTATATCAAGAGTTCCAAGATGGAATTCTACTATAATTGAAAATGAGAGGAAAAGAATATGTGAAAAATCCGGTTGTATTTATTTAGAGGATCTTGTAACATGTATTCATATAATTCAATTAAAACTTCTCACAGCTATGCGTGTAGGTAATAAACAAAAGAAAATTGATATTAATATTCCAAAATTAGATGATTTTATTCATAAAATATATATAAATGTAGCAAGAAAGATTTATAAGTGTGTTTATTTATTTGAAATTAATATAACTTCATTACAAATACAAAAACATAATAGAGAATTAGAAATAATTGTTCAAGAATGTATAATGAATACATTGAGAGAAAGTATTCCGGTTGAATCAATTTTGAAAGCGTATATGGATGAAACTGTTGAAGAAGATGTTGTTGAAGAAATCAAAGAACAATATATTGATGAACCTTTGAATACAGTTAAAAATGATGATGAACCTTTGAACACAGTTAAAAATGATGATGTACCTTTGAATACAATTAAAAATGATGATGTAAAGTCCTCCTTAACCTTTAATGATTATGATTATACACAAGATGAAAACAAAAATGAAATTAGTATTAGTGCCCCAAAGACATTAGAACGTTTAGCTGAAATTACAGAAATTAGAACAAATCAGAGAAAATTAGAGTCAGAAGAAGATGATTATGATGATTCTTCAAAAATAAAAATAACTGATCAAGATGTAGAATTAGGTTCTTTAGATGTCCATAATATAAATGAACCAGAAATTAATTTATTACCAGATTTATTAATTGACGAAATAGAAATATTAGATTAAAAAAATTGCGTAAAATACTTAATAAGAATGTGATCAAGTATTTTAAATGGATAATATCTTTATTATAGGTATAGTTATATCATTTATTTTTTTATTATTCAAATTTATAGAAATGAGATTTGTGGATAAAGAGAGCAAACCTGTTAAATATTTAGTTAAAGATTCGTTGGTTGTCTATTTTAGTGTAATAACTGGTTATTTTATTATTAACCAATTAAAACCAATAATTCAGTCAAATGGTGTAACGCAAGTTTTTACAGAAAATCCAGATTTCTAATTTATTTATCGTCCTGTCCAAACTTTTATAATATAGTTAGGTAATTTCATTTGTTCTTTGTCTTTTTCGTACTCGTTATATGAATACCCATATTTACGATTTGTAAATATACTACCTAATAATGATTTTGTTTTTAATAATTGTTTATATTCAATTGAAAATATAATTCCAAATATACGCTCTGAAGCACATCTATGCTCTCTTGTTTGTACATGTTCCAGAAGGTTAAATATGTTGTATTTTACCTCCAATAATTGTAAAAATTCAAAATTTATAAAGCTTTGGACTCCAAAGCATCCAACCCATTCACTATCAGTATTTGTAATAAAATCATGTTTATGAACATTTTGTTTATGAACATTTTGTTTAAAATTCAATTTTTTGGTAATATCATAATTATTTTTTAATGTTTTTGTCAGAATTAATGCTGTATCGTGATGATGTTTATCATGTTCAAAATGCCATAATGGTAATACTGAAACACCAATAAGTTGTTCAATGTTAATCCTTTTATGTATAAATATACTATCGTGAATTATTAAAGCATTATCAAAGAAATGTTTTTTATAGAAATAATAATATGGTAATAACTCTCCGCGTCCATGATATTCAGATTGTATGACTTCAATATTATGATGATCTTCAAATGCTTTTATAAAATATTGATTACTATTATCATCAATAATAATAATTTTTTTATTAGGATAGAACTTTCTGATACAGCTAACACATGTGTTCCAATATTTATTTGTTTTATCACATTTTACATGTCGTGTAATTATAAATCCATAGTTATCCATACCGTAATAATATATATATATAAATTTAATATTTTCTAAACTAATGTAACCATTTTATCGATATTTATAATATTTCCTGATATTTCTTCACTTTTGCAAATAAATGATTTGAATTCATTTCTTTCTAATTGAGATTGTGGTGTATGATTATGAACACATCTTGCTATCATTTTATATAATTTAAAATCTGGGTATCTTTCGACTCCGTTTTTTTTATAAAGTAAATTGACACCGTTATCGTCAAGACACCATTCTGAAATTAATCGTTTAATTGGATCAGTAATATCCAACTGATTATTTTCATCGTTTTCATCTACTAAATAATCAAAAATGGAACATGCCAGTCTACATAAATCAAAACTATAATTAGGTTCTAATCGTGGTTTGTTCTCATTGAAATATGGTTCAGTATTATATTGTGTTGATGCATCGCCTCCATTTTTGAAACTATCACTACAAAATAATTGTCCGTTAAATTTATAAATACTTCTTCCAAAATCAATTATTTTGAATATTCTACCAAATGTGGGTACTTTGTAATATTTATTTTTATAAACATAATTTATGTATTTTATAGTGGTAGTATTGTACATTACATTATTTGTATGAAGGTCATTATGTGTGAAAGAAAATATTTTCTGATATGTAATTAATATCATTATAATTTGCATTAATGCTGAATACCATTCTTCTGTATTCAGTTTATTATTTAAAATAATATCATCAAATGTATTTTCGCAATATTCCATACATATTACTTGCACGGGAAATTTGGGTATTATGACATCTATTGTTTCATCGCCTAAATCACTTATTGAACCATCATCATTACTCCATTCATCGTCGCCACTATTTTCGTCGCCGCTATTTTCGTCGCCGCTATTTTCGTCTCCACTATTTTCGTCGCCGCTATTTTCGTCGCCACTATTTTCGTCGCCACTATTTTCGTCTCCACTATTGTCTTCGACACTATTCAATGTTGATGTATGAGAAGTTCTTGAAGAACATGTAGAATCGGTTTTAAGTGTTTTAACTGTTGTAACAGATGAATTGTCATTGTAGGGTAATATTGATATTTCGTCCAATTCAAAAATATTATTTTTCTCTTCTTCAAAAATATTATCGTATATTTCGTTATTTAATTCTTCTATAGATAAAATAGATTTAACTGTTGAATTATGTTGTATATTTAATGGTTTCAATTTAATTTTATTGTCATTTATAATATGGTCAAAATTCTCAATATCAAATAAAACATTTCTATTATTGTTAAAAAATGTGGATTTTATTAAATCTTCAAGATCATCAATAACATTTAATTTAAAATTATTTTTAATAGATAAAAATGAACCATAATAATCAACCCCATGTATAAAGTCATATTCATAAATCAATTTACTTGTTAAAAACGAGAAAAACCCATCTATATAACCCGAATTATTTACGTCCGTAAATTTATCACTTGTAGATTTATCATTTGTAGATTTATCTTCATTTAAAGATGGCAGTTTAAATACTGTTTGTTCATTAATATTGTATTTACCAATTAAATATTTATACGGGTCTATCAAAGGGGCGGTTTTAAAGAAAACTTGTTTTTCCTTACTCTTTTGATTATTAATATTTTTTATTTTACAATAAAACAAGTTTGTATTATCAGTATCTTTGCGATTAATATTTGTTATATACCATTTATGGCTTAAATTTATATTATTATAATTTGTTTCGTTTAGGGAAAAAAATCGCCTATATGTTGGTATATAATTTTGTGTATTAGAGAGAAACAACATATCCGGTTCTTCTAAAGTTTTGAATAGTTCAATATTCTTCCTTTTTTGATAATCTATTTGAATCACCATTAGCTACTTATAATATAAATTCTATATAGTTTTAACTCATTTACAAATAAATTGTAAAATTGCGTATTATAATAATAAAAAATAGACAATATAGTATTAATGACGTTAGAATTGAAAAAATTTAATATGAAAAATATTAGTTTCAAAGCAGATGAAGCAAAAGGTCCTGTCGTTGTTTTGATTGGTAGACGAGATACAGGTAAGAGTTTTTTAGTTAGAGACTTACTTTTTTACCATCAAGAAATACCTATTGGTACTGTAATATCAGGAACAGAAGAAGGTAATGGGTTTTATGGTAAAATGGTTCCAAAATTATTTATACATAATGAATATAATACAGCTATCGTTGAAAATATTTTGAAGCGTCAAAGTACAGTTTTGAAACAAATAAGAAAAGAAATGGAGGCTTACAAACGTTCTACAATTGATGCAAGAACATTCGTCATTTTAGATGATTGTTTATATGACAATACATGGGCAAAAGACAAAATGATGCGTTTGTTGTTTATGAATGGTCGTCATTGGAAGGTTCTTTTGATAATAACTATGCAATACCCATTAGGTGTCCCTCCAAATCTACGTTCTCAAATAGATTATGTATTTATCTTACGTGATAATTATATTTCAAATAGAAAAAGAATTTATGAAAATTATGCGGGTATGTTCCCCACTTTTGAAGCTTTTTGTCAAATCATGGATCAATGTACAGAGAATTACGAATGTTTAGTTATATATAATAATGCTAAATCCAATAAATTAATTGACCAAGTGTTCTGGTATAAAGCTGATAATCATAATGACTTTAAATTAGGCTCAAAAGAGTTTTGGGAATTGTCTAAAAGTTATAATTCAGATGATGAAGAAGAAAAATATGACCCAAATCATGATAGAAAAAAAGGTTCTGGTCAAAAAATAAAAGTTAAAAAAAATAAATGGTAGTTCGCAATTCCGCTTTCACAATTCCGCTTTCACAATTCCGCTTTCACAATTCCGCTT